AGGAGGGATACCAAGGGAATTGTGACTTCGCCAACCTAGAACAACTCAAGTCCATCTTCGGATTCCGCTAAAAGGAAGCTAAGATAAAAAAGATTACTTTACCTCCCAGTTCCCCCAAGACATCTGATTAGAATAGGAACAGTAGTTCAAGCCACACTAGACCTGCGGCCCCAAAGCTAAACATTGCACTTATTGAAAGGAAATGTGATTCCCCCCAGTTATATCAGAAACTCGTAGACATTTTTCGGACATATATCCAGCGCAACCTTCGCGAGTCCGTATAGGGGATAATGTAGCCTATAGCCAACATTACAGCTTGTGGCCTATCGACCCCAAAAGCAAACACCCGCCAAAGTATGCTTCACAACGGAGAGACATGGCGGGCCTGCTAAAAGAATACTACCATAAGGGAAGAGAGAGTCAAACGCGATACAGGGCATTCTAGAGCAAAAGAGAGGGGTGGGACAGAGGGGGGGGCTAAAGAGCAAGGAGAGGCAGATAGGGGAAGGTGGCGCAAAGGTAGCCGATGGAGCAAGGCAGCTAGGGGGCAAGCTGGGTTTCTTTCAGAGGGGAGGGAATTGTTTTATGTGTGATAAGCTGCAGCTGGGCTGTGTGGTGGTGGGGGGAGGGACGGTCGCCATGCTGCAGAATAAGAGATTCCTTGCCCTCACACCTAGCCATCCAGCCTCACACCTAGCGTTGCCACTAGCTAGCGTGCAGCGTGCAGCGTGCAGCGCAGCCTATAGCTGGCAGCATGGCAGCTTAATGAGACAGGATCAGTGTCCATTGTTTCCTTCTGGTATTATCGGAGGCTAGTAATCTCAATAAGGGGAGGGGATCGAAAGCGGTGAGCATGCCGGGGAGATTGACGAACTAGGGGCGGAGCCTTTAGCTAGTGGCGGATTAGCACCGAAAGGCTGGCATGGATGCTGCTACGCATTACACTTTAGTATATCGAAAAGGGCGAAAGTGTGCGAAAACACGGGAAAACACCGGGGGTCATTGAACTAAAGTGCAATTGGTAGGCAAATCTTGCTAGGCAATTCCTGCCTACCTAGGCAATAGTTGCCGCTCTAATGTAGTCACAGCGTAACTACATTTCCCATGTCGTTTGAATCCGCCTCTTTTGCTTTCCCCTTGGTTTGCCTAGCGTTGCCTCGTTTTCTCCCTTTGTGTGTCCTATCTCGCTCAAAGCTGGCACGCCTTGTGCTATGCAATTTTAGCTTGGCAATGTCGCCATGCGTTACCAAATACAATACATGAAAACATACGACGAAACCCTATCCGCTGTGATTCGTTACTTCGAGAAGCACGGCAAGACTCAAGAGACCTGCGACAAGCTGGAAACTATGCTTCCCGCTGTTTGGTCTGCAAACCTTATTGCCGACGCCTTAGACTCCCTCGCCTAACCATGCGCTCTTTCCTCTCCATCCTCTCTCAAGTCGGCACCTTCGCTTTAGCCGCCTTCCTCATCTCATTTGCTCTCGTTCTCGCGGGTGCGCTTGCTGAGTTAGTTTACAAGCTGGGCCTTCCCGATCACAACTCATTCTAACCAATCGAAACGGGGCTTGTCCCCGTCTTGCGGAATTGGCAAGCCGCAACTGATGAGACGCCAAACCAATAGAATAGAAAACACACACAATGAAAGAAACACTGAACACCTCGGAAATCGCCGACCGCCTTTTCCGTGACGAAAACGCCGGATTCACCTATGCCGGAGCGAGAGCCTTGGCGGAGTATTTAGATACCGACGAAAACGCGGACGCGGAATTTGATCGCGTGGCAATCCGCTGCGATTATTCAGAATATGAATCCGCCTTAGAGTGTGCGGTAGAATACGGCTGGTCACATGAAGCCGACATTCTTGATGCTGACGATAACATTCGTCCAGATGATGAAGTTTTAGAAGAAAACGAGGGGCTGGCTTTGCGTTGGCTTCAAAATAGGACGCAAGTTATCGAATTTGACGGCGGGATCATCGTTGCCCAATTCTAATCCCCACGGCGGGCCTTGGTTCAATCCCTTTGCCCGCTCTTTCCCCTCCGAACGAATAAAAACCAATCCTAGGCCCGCTTCCGCTCAAATGCGGGCGGTCTGATAGTAAAACCAAACCCTCCGCAGCGGGTCAGTCTGCGATTCAAACATGAAACAACACACACCCGGCCCTTGGTTCATTGAAACGCATAAGTCTCCCAATTGCTATCCAAGTGTTACAATCCGCTCGACTGATAAGTCAGAGTGGGGAAACCCTAAATGGATTTGCGATATGCCCGATCAAACCGGAGAGGAACCCGCTGATTTTGACCAAAAATTAAGGAAAAGTTACTATGATGATCCTAAAATCGCATCCGAAAACCTTGCAAACGCTCGCCTCATCGCAGCCGCGCCCGAGCTTCTCTCCGCTTTGGAGGATATGCTCGGTACATATATGGGGGATCGCGAAATGACGGCGGAGGATTGCGTCCGCGCCGCCGATATTGCCCGCGCCGCAATTGCCAAAGCGAAAGGAGAAGCATGAAATACTACGGAAACCGCGAAGAGGATGCCCGCGCTGAGAAATGGCGGAGACTCAATCGGCTTGAAAAGGCCGCTCCCGAAATGCTCGACGCCTTGCAAGCCGTGTGCGATGCTTACGGGGACCGCGACACGCTTTTGATTGCACAATGCAAAGCGGCACTTGCTAAAGCGAAGGGGGAGGCGTGAGCGTCGAGTTTCACGCCCTATCCAGACGCATCCGCTTTGCTCCCGATATTGAATCCCTCCGCAGATTGGAGCGGAGCGCAACGCGGGTTTACAACGCCGGGTGCCTCACGCCCTCTGAGTTCGGGCGGCTCGATGTCCTGATCATGGAACGGCTCGCGCTTCTCTAACCCTCCGCAGCGGGCGCGAAGTTCCACCCTTCCGCCCGATTATCGTTCCCGATACTCCTCCGCATCCCCCGCACCTAACAATGCGCCCACCTGTTTCCCATTTTCCTCCTCCGAATCGGGGTCGAAAATTGATTGTGAACCCTCCGCATCACCATCGATTTTCGCCTCTGAATGATGACAGTCAACACGGACGCTTTGAACCTCAATTTCCATCGCTTTACTGGGTGGGGCTATGTGCAAAGCCACCATCGCGTTTAACGACACGGCTTGCGTGCTGGAAACATCTGCCCCTTTCAATCCATAGGAGGTTTCCGCTGCCTCAAGATACTTTTGGAAGAGGTCGATCATCTCTCTCAACTCTTTCACCGATCCTTTGACCTGATGCTCCGCTATCGCCATCCGCAGTTTTTCCAGTGTCCCGAACGCGAAAAGATGATGCTCCTCGACACCAGCCGTCCTTCTCTCTACTATCGTTTTATCGGTGGCAGCTTTCGCTTTGGCAAGCACCTCGTCCCGTTTGTCGAGCAGGCTACGGCGGCTCACTTGGTTCTTGAGATAGGCGAGGCTCATCCCCTTGCCTCCGAACTCCTCCATTGCGTGAACCTCGCGAACGGTCTTCCCCGCCATCAAGAGCCGCTCGATCAAATCCCAGTCCCATTTCGGTGCGCTGCCTGTGGTGCATTTAGCCATGGTCAAGATGGTAACCCTCCGCAGCGGCTCTGTCTATATTTTTTTGTTGTTCTCCCCGAACGCTAAACTAGAAACATGAAAGACACATCGAAAAGCCAAATCAGAAAACTAATGCGCTTGCTTGAATGGTCGGATACCTACTTGCAGGCGATGGAGAATTGCACGAGTGGCGGTATCGGCGACGATATTACTGCTCTGCGCCAACAGATTGAAGAAGTTCTGGAATGCAATCCTAACGGCATCAAGGGGGATATTTACAATGACTAGAGAACAATACGCGCTCGACCGAGCCAAAGAGACAGGCGAGTCCCCCGTGACTCTTTACTACATGCTCGCACCCTTTGATGTCCATTGGGTCGAACCTGCTCGCGATACCGATGGCGGCTGGTGCTTGTCCGATTTGGAGAATGATCGGCAACACGGGCCGTTCTATTACCAAGACCACGCCTACGATTACGCAGTTCAACTAAGATCATGAAGACCATTGAAGACTTGATGCAGACCATTGAATGGTCGCACCCCGTTCAACTCAATACCAAGCGCGGCCCTCGGATTATGCGAAAGGCTCCGATTGAAAAGGAGTTCTGGGACATATACAGCCCGCAGCGTGACGAGTTCAAACAAGCACTTAACGATTCTGGGATTCAGATCGGCAAGTGGCGCGAGCAATGGGAACTTTCTTGGTGGTCGGATGAAGACGGAAAGTTCCGCTCTCCAGTGAATAATGTGTCCGGACAGATTACTAAAGAGCCAGACATTGATCTTGAACCTCTCCGCGATGATTCAATTCTGTTCCCATTCCAGAAAACTAGCGTCCAACTTGGGGTTCGTTCCATGAAGCTCTACAATCGCGTCCTTCTTGGGCACTCCACGGGTGTAGGGAAAACATTCTGCGCCCTCGGCATCGCCCGCGAGTTGGGCAAGCGTGCTGCTGTCATCTGCCCCTTGGCAATTCGCAGCGATTGGTTCCGAGCAGCAAAGACTATGGGTGTGGAACCTTATGAGGTAGTCGGATACGAATGGTGCAAAACTGGCAAATCCAAGATTGGAAAGTGGGCAGACAGCCAGAAGCGGGAATTTCGCTTTGAACTCCCCGACGATTGCATCCTGATCTTTGATGAACTCCACCGTTGCAAGGGTGAGGCTACTCAAAACGCTTTTCTCGCCCGTGATTCTGTCATTCAGAATGTCCCTTCCATTGGATTATCGGCGACGATAGCCGATGACCCGACAAAGCTCTGGGCAATCGGCCAATTCCTTGGGCTGCATAATGGCGGGAAGGATTACTATCGCTTCTTGACCAACCACGGGTGCAGGAAAACCCAGTGGGGCATGAAGTTCATTGGCGGTCAGGCTCCGCTCAAGCGTTTGCATGGTCGCATCTACCCTGACCGGGGCAATCGCCTGCGCCATTCCGACCTTGGGGATGAGTTTCCAGAGACTTTGATAAAAGCTAGGGCATTCGACATGGAAAACGCTAGGTCAATCGCCTCAGAATACGATGACCTACAACTTCGGATCGAGGAACTGCGCCAATGCGAGAACTTCGCTGCCAATGTATTAGCCGAGCAGACTCGCGCCCGTCAGAGAATTGAGCTTCACAAAAGTCCTGCTGTTGTGTCACTTGTAAAAGATTTACTTGAAGAAGATGCGTCTGTGTTTATCGCCGTGTCATTTCGCGAGACGCTGGAGTTTCTAAAGAAAGAACTCAAGACCGAGTGCGCTATCTATGGAGGTCAGTCCGAAATGGAACGCCGTGGCTACATCGACAGCTTCCAGAGAGACAAGCAGCGTGTGATTTTGGGAATTACCCAAGCGGTTCGCGAAGGCATTAGTCTGCATGATGTTAACGGAAAGCACCATCGCGTTGCCCTGATATACCCGCAGCCTAGCGTTTACGATCTCAAGCAGGTGCTTGGCCGAGTTCACCGGGCAGGCGGGAAGTCTCGCTCCTGCCAGTATGTAATCTACGCAGCGGGCGTGCCCATTGAGGAGCGCACCTGCAATTCGCTAGATGCGAAGCTCAAGCGGATGGACATCTTGAACGATGGCGAGGTTGATCCGATCATCTCGCTGTCTGTGCAGGCTCCTGCGCTTTCTTGATACAAATAAAGTTTGACAACATATTGTGCTGTGCTATCTAGGCTTCGGTAGCTTACCCATAAATGACAGAGGGCCGTAGCGGACTTATTCTCCACTACGGCTCTCAGCGTTTAGGGGGAAGGGGAGCCGACCGATACTCAATCGACTCCCTCAGGCGATCAAACCAGACTTTCACTCTATCGTTATCGGTAACGATACTCAAGAAAAAAAGTGAGAGGTTATTTACGCGGTTGCCTCTCTATGGGGCGAATGAATGACCAGCCACAACACGAGCCGCCGCAATCCCCACCGAAGTTTAGCTTGTCGGCTGCTCCTCTGCAACCTCTTCTTTGTTCTCCTCACGCTTCACGGTTTGCGCGCTGATGTAGTAGAGCAAGGCTTGCTGAAGGTGGCTGATCGCCTCCATGCCCTCGCGCTGACGGCTCTCGGTTTTGATGACCATGGTAGCAGCAGCGTGGAGTAGGGAAGCCATTCCGGTCACAAGCTCGTTGGTCTTGTCGTTGGCGATGCGTGGGAATGAGAACATCTCGCGAAGCCAATCTTTCACGGCTTGTTGTTGTTTCATTTCCTCAGTGATTTCGATTATGTTATCTTTAGTTTCCATATTGGTTTCTATTTGGTTTGTTTGTTAGGTTTACTTTTCTTTTAGGAATGGAATCCATTCGTTCTCTGCGGCATCTAACCATGACTTTGATGCCAAGTCGATGATTAAATGGTGCGGTTCGATCTTTTCTGGGACATGTCGCAGCACCTCTGAGTTCGTTGTGTTGCTGACATTAAGACAAAGGTAGCGATGTCCTATCGGTGCCTGCCCTTTGCCTTGCTCTGCTTTCACTCTGTCTCTCACCTCACCAGAGGATAGCTTCTCTTCCTTGGCTGTGGCAAGTAAGTCGAGCTTCTTACTCTCTGGGAGGTCGGCGTTGCCAATCTCTCGGTAGACTGTGAAGGGCAGCATGGGATCGCGTTTGGCGAACGGGAACGCCCTGCAAGCCCGTGCGTAGCCGCTAACCGTGCTGTAGCTCTTCTTGAACTGCGAGCAGAGTTGGTTGACCACATCGTCGTGACCAGCATTTTCCAAGGCTACCACCGAGTCGCCGATGATCCACTGTGCGCCACTCTCTAGGGCTAGGCCGAACCCGAAGGCTCCCACCCAGTCTTGCATGGTTACATCTCCACGGGGGACGCACTGGGTCAACCCTGCGCCCAAGTCGAACTTCTTGGAGAACATGCCTAGTTCAATCCCTTGCGCGGACTGGACTAGCTGGCTCTTCTCGCACTCTACTGTAGGCTCGATCTCGATCTCCTCTAGCTCATCCTCATCTGGTTCTTCTTCGAGATCAGCCTCTAGTTCGTTGGCATACTCTAGGTCAGAGAGGATTCGCTCAAAGACCATAACAACTTCATCCGGCACATCGTCACCGGGATACTCGTCGTTGGTTGCCATTACGAACAGTCTCTTGATCTTTTCAAGCGTCCAAGAGATGCCCTTATATTCTTCCTTGGCCCACTCTACTAACTCAGCTTGGTAGACTTTGGATGTAACTATCTCTCCCGCTCTGTCATCGAGAGGGGACATTAACATTAATTCTTTCATTTGTTTAATTTCGCGAAGGTTTGGAATGCGATGGCAATTGACCCTCTAGGTTCTACTTCCCCAGCCAGCCAGCGCGATACCTGCACCGCGCCAGCTTTGTCCTGAGAAAGCCATTCTTCTTTGGGTAGATATTTATTCAAATACTGCGGCATGTCTTTGACCATGATGTTATTCCTGACCATCGAATCTAATACCGCATTGAGTAGTTCATTCATTACCACGGAATCTCCGGTTGGTTTTCAAGGTCTTCGGGATCGGCACCAAGTTGGAAGTCGATTCCTGCTTGCTCTACGCACTTCGCGAATGGCGTATCAAAGCCTTTAGCAAGGTAATGTTCATAGAGCTTGGTCAATGCTGGCTTGCCAATCTCGCCGAGTTTCTTGCCCTTGTTGCTTCCACTAGGAACGATAGCCGATGCCCAGTCGCTAGCCTCTGGGGTAGCCTCTTCCTTCTTTGGGGCCAATGCGATTCCCTTGCGGTTTGCCTCTATAAAGATAGAAGAGACATACGAGCGGAGAGTTTCTTCGTCGTATTCCTTCTTCTTGTAGGCTGAACGAACCAAGTCGTTCGTCATCAAGTGCAGGCTGATGATGCTCTCGATAGCCTCTACTGGGTCTTTCACCATCTGGACTACTTGGCTGAAGGTGGTCGTTTGGGTGGATGCGGGTGGATTTGCGGGTGCGCCTTGCTGCGCCTCTCCTGCCAATGCCACCTTAGCTTGCTTCTTCACTGAGATTGTGTCGCGATCGACCTTGCTGCCGTCTTTTGATGTGTAGGATTCGTGGCCTAACTCTACTCCACCGAGGCCGTTCTTGCCTTTTGTGGAGGAAATAGTGACATCTTTTCCTTTCAAAAGCTCTGGGTTCTGCGGGCAGTCCCAGAATGTTAAACCGTAGAGAGCGCCGTCGATCTCAATCTCGCCTGATTGAATAGTGTATGGGCCGTAGTTGCCTTCCTTCTCGCGCTTTTCCCACAGCTTCGTGATTTTCCCAGTTACTTTAGGGATGATGTCTTTTTGGTTTAGTCCTTCTAGTTGTTTCATTTTGTTGGTTTGTAGTTGTTAGTGTGTTGCCAGAGAGCGCAGACATGTTTGAATGCTTGGAACTCTTTGGCTATTGTCTCTTCGTCATACCACGCCTCACCGATTCTGCCCGGTTCGGTAGTGGAAATGTATAGGTTTACTCCTTTAGTAGCCCCAGCAACCGTAGCGTAGGCCGCGATTTGCATGGGTTCTTTGCCCCAAGGAGTGATCTTGTATTCTGGTTTGGTCTTCCGGCTCTTGTAGTCCAGCACATACATGGCCCCATCTTTCTCAATGAGAGCATCTGTGGTGCCAGCGTAGCCGATCTCTGAGTTGACCAAGCGCAGTTCGTGCTTGTGGAACTTTATGTTGTTTTCTGCCACCCACTTTTTGACAGGTGCCACATAGGCTTCCATCTCTGGAGCGTATGGCAACCCTTGGAAGTGGTTCTCTAGTGCCTTGTGGATGTCTGTCCCAAGGTCGGCGGCTTTCTCTACTTGTTTGAAGGCATCTTCCATGATCCTCGCGCAGTAGACTTCATCAGTCTCGCCGGGGTTCCGTGGGAGGGTGAGGCTAGCCATGAGAACTTGTTGCTGCTTCCAGCGGTCAAGCTCTGGTGCTGCCAGCACCTTCATTACTGTGGTCACGCTAGGAAGCCAGTTGAACTTCTTCGCGTCCCGCAGTGTCGTTTGGCGTGGTTCGCCCTTCGCGGAAAGGATCGTGTGCCGAGCCTCCCCGTCGAAATCATACCAGTGTCCTCCTTCTTTCATGATAGGCATCTCCGTCTAACCCGGCAGGCGGGAAGATCGATTGCATCACAGACAACCTCGAACGCTTTTGAGCGGACAAAGGTGAGTGCGCTTTCGTAATTGTGCCTCTGCGCGTTTTGGTTCTGTCGTGTCTTGAACTCGCGTTCGCGGGTCAGGTCATCGACTGTGTATTGCACCATGCCAATGAGTATGCGGCGGAGGTATTGCAACTCCAGTTCGTCGGCGGTCATTCCACTTCCCCTTGATAGGTGGTAGCGATGATCTCCGCTACTCCTTTAAGGTGCTTGGCGTGGCTCTGGGCTTCCTTGGCACTTTTGAGTTTGCCGAGGTTGAAGCCTCCCTCTGCTGCTGTTGCGCTGACGAGTCGCAGGAATATCTCATCCTGCATTTTGTTCCTTACCATTTTCTGTGCTGTGTTCATTTCTGTTTTCCTTTCTGTGTTGTTGGACGGAGTTTCAATTGCAGATATTGCATGACCTCCGGTGATTGACATGGGCGATCTCCACGATACTCGCGGACCTCGTATTTCTTTGCGTTTTTCATGCGGCATGAGAGATAACATTTTTGTTACCTCCGTCAATACTTTTTTTACGATTGACTATCGGTAACGATAACAAGTAGGCCGCACAGCTAGGATTCATGCGGGTCTAGCGGTTCTCACTTTTTTTCAATCTGACCGCACGAATCGCTGCTCTTTTCGATTCCGTCGTGATTCTGTTCATCGCATCATTGAATCTATCGGGCTTCATTTTGTTGTATCTCTCGTAACCTGCGAGAACCTTTTCGCTATTGCGATCACCGAATGTTTTCGCCGCGAGATACCACTCCTCGTCACTCAAAACATCCTTGATTGCGTCCTCAATTTCAGCGCGGCGGATGGGTGTGGGGCCATTGCCAAACTTGAGCGTCAAGCTAGTGAGCTTCATGTCTTCTTCTTTGTCTCCCACGATCAAGGTGAATGGTATTCCGAAGCTCTTCTTCAGCTTCTCGCTGACCCGAAGCTCTCCGATTCTTTGGCCGTAGGCATTGAGTGCTGGTCTTCCCGCGACTGGTCCGACGATAGGGATGTTCGATAGCATCGCCCCTTCCTTGGTCTTGTTGTCGATAGGTTGGCTGAAGAAGTCGGACAAGTTCTTTGCGATTCCAGTTCCCAAGATCGGAACCGCAGGCATGCCAGAGAATGCTACCTCTTTACCAATGGCTGCGATGGGATCGTCTGGGTAGCTGCGGAAGTCAACCAATCCTTGGATCACACCAGTCGTTGGCCCACGGCGGGCGGTAGTGAGGGCGAACGATCCCGCCAACTCATACATAGCTGTAAAGAGAGATGCCTTTTCATGGACATCGCGCCAATCATCCTTGCCAGTCTTGAGTCCTTCTTGCTTGCGGCGGTTCTCCCAGTCATCGATGGCTCCGAAGGTGTAGATCATCACAGCAAGAGGGCCGGACGAGCGAGCGTCGATGGAGAATGACCCAACGCCGGGAACCCTAATTACTGCGCTGTAAGGATCGAATCGCTTGTCCCACTGGGCGCGTGTCTCTTTGTCCATCGTGCGGCTTGGCCCCTGCCCAGTAATATAGATTCCAAATCCTTTCTTCTCTTCGTCCTCTTCATCTAGTGAATTGGAGCGCAGCAAAAGAAGCGGAAGCATGGCCGCTGTGCCTGCTAGTTGCTCTACAAACCTCTGCCTGCGTTGCAATGCTGTCCCGTAGGTCAGGGAGTATCTGCTCTTGAGTGCGTGGCGGTAGATGGTGAGCGGGGTGTAGCCTGCTGCGATGTTAAAGATTCTGGCGGGGATAAGCGGGAATCCGAGCAAGATGCGGTAGAAAATCTTCTGTGACTCGCTTCCTCCCTTCGCATTCACGGACTTCGCCACAGCCTCGTAGAACCTCAGTAATGGAGATGAGATGAATCCAAGGTCTTTGATCTCCGTCTCTTTGCCGTGGATGTCTTCTTGGAACCTCGTCTTACCAAGGCGGGAAAGGGAGTCGTTGATGGCGGAGTCTATTACCTCCTGCGCGTCGATGTTCATTCCGGTAAGAACCTTTGTGATCTCACCGCGCATCTTCTCATTGGCGAAGACTATCGCATCGTTCCTTGGAGTGCCTTGCTCGACCATGTTCTTGATGTCCAACTCGCGGGCTTCAAGGATTTGTCTCAACACGCCCCTGCGTTTATTAGCCGGAACCTTTGCCCTCTTAAGTGCGGCATCCACATAACTAGGTAGGGTAGTAGTTGTTAGAAGTGAGTAAGCCCCATCGTCCAGAGCTTTGAGAGTGCGGAAAGTTAAAGCGGTGTAGCCGAAGATGCCATCTTTCATTGCTCCATTAATGTCTCCACGCTGCCATTTCTTTTGCGCCTCATCCCACAGCCTCCCGATCTGTCGGTCTTGGCGACCCATGTAGTCCACTAGCTTGCCGCTGCGAAGGACATCGTTCTTAAAGGAGAAGGATGTTTCTCTGACAAGGTTTGCTATTCCCCTACCATAGTTGCTCCATACTGACATGAACTGGGCGGGGTTGGTGATGTTGCGGAAAGATTCGATGACAGCGTTGAACCCAGTAAAGAACAATGGGTCGATGGCTTGGATCGTAAATGTTGTGATTCGACCAAGGATGTTGCCGACATAGTAGCTTGCGAGAATGTCTTTGACTTGCGGAGGCGCGGATACGGAGTCGATGATCTTGTTGATCTGCTCTATAGCCACAAAGGTTTCCGCTTCAGTCTTCGTGGTATCGTTAACGATAGCGTCGAGTTCGTTGAGGCGAACGATCTGCTCCTTTGTAAATCCTTTCCATCCCATCTGCTCACCAAAGGCTTTTGCTACATCGGTGCCGGGATCGAGGACTTGGGCGCGGATGGCTTTGCGGAACTTATCCATCGCCTTCTTGCTGGCTGGGTCAAGCCCGCCCTTGATAGCCTTCGCCGCCTTGTCCATGGCAGCTTCCTGCGCCTCCGCGAACCGCTTGCGTAGGGAAAGATCAAAGAGTCTCGCGATGTTCTCCGCTTGGCTAGGCTTTACTCCAGCGTTCTTGAGGTAGTCTACGATGACTTGCTTCCTCCACTCTGGGTCTTGCTGGTTGGATAATGGAGTATCGAGGATCGCTTGCACCATCCCGCCGATAGGCCCAGCCTCTACAGCTTTAGTTATGGAATCCATCTGGCGGTTCATGGCGTTTACTTCAATCTGCTTCCAGACGATCTCTGCCAAAGTATTAGCGGCGTCTTCCTTCACGCCAAGCCTCTGCATCTCCAACATGAATGAGGTGGGAATTCCCACCTTATTAGGGTCTGCTACATAAGCACCCTTCCAATTTGTTTTGATCTCTGCGGTCTGCGCTGGGGTGAACCCGATGTTGAGTTGTAGAGATAAGGCATCACGCACGGCATTGCGGACGGGATCAATCTTGGTTTCCCCGAAGATCGTTGGGTCAGCTTGTATCTTGGCGAGCTTATCGATCTGCGCTTGGGCTTGCTTGGTCGGGTCGCCGCCTGCTTGCTTCTTGATCTTGCTCTGCTCTGATGCTGCCCGCCTGTCAGTCTGACGCTTCTCAACTAGATCAGAGAGCATTCCATCCAAGTAGGTCTTGAGGCTAGTGTAATCTCGCGTGGGTTGACCATCGAAAGTGATGCCTGTTACCTTCTCGATGATAGAGTTAGCCAACCGATCCATCCTACTAATAGCGATGGCAGGCTCCTCTTCCATCTGCTTCGCTAGGTCGGTCATGCTGGACTTCTCTTCCTTGAGTTCCGCGAAGATCATCCGGCGAAGCATAGCATTACTCACAGGCATGTCAGTCTGCCTGCTCATCGCCTCATCCCATGCTGACTCTAGCTGGTCATACTTGTGGTTGATAGCATCTACTTCCCCCTCGCTCCGAGCATTCTCTAGTTCAGCGACACGCTTGGCCGTGATACCGCTACGAATCTTCTCGTCTGCCATCTTGATCTTGTCTGCTTTAAGCGGTTGCTCGTTGAGGATCGAGGCGACTTGCTCGTAGATCGACATCTTGGTATTTGGAGGTTCACCCTTTAGCCCCATACCTACCAGAGTAGACTTTACGATGTTGCCTAGCTCGCGGTTCTGAGCGGCGTCGAGTTCTCCAAGCGGCCCCGGCTTGTCTTCTTTGGTGGAAAGTGTCTTCCAGAAGCCTGTCTCTAGCCCTGTAGCGGCCTTGCTGACCATCTTCTGGCGGTAGTTGGTGATGCCCCTAGAGATTGTCTGCTTCACAGCCTGCTCTACTTTACTAGGGAACTGGCGGTATATGAATGTCCCTCCCATCCGAAGCAAGTTCTGGATAGCCACAATCATTGGATCAAGACCCGGCGCGTTCTCTAACTGCTTGTCAATTACAGCGGGAAGATCAATGCCAGTAGCTTGCCCGACCTTGCCTAGCTCTCCTCCGAGTGCCTGCACTTGGTCGATCTTGACTTGCTTGACCTTGTTGAACATGTCGCGGATTTGGGCGATCTGCTCGTCTGTCGGGTTTTTAGTGTTGAAGAACTGCTGCGCCCCCATCTGGAAGAATCCTTCGCGCTCTGCTTCTGTAGCTACAACGATCCAGTTCTTGAGTGAGGCGAGAGATTGTAGCAAGCGACCAGCGTCTCCTTCGGTTATCGCTCCGCCAGCGAGTGCTAGTCTGTTGTTAAGAAGATAGTCGAGCATCTTCTTGTCGCCTTCAGCCGTGAGCTTCATGGCATACTTGTAGAGTTCGTTGCGAAGTTTAGCCGCGCCGATTGTCTGCTTAACAATATCTTCCGCCTCCACATCTTGCATCGTCTCGCGGGTCAATTGATTGATCGCCTCGGCGTTCTTGCCTGCATCTGGATTAGAGGAGTCAAGCTGCTGGATAAGGTTCCACGCCTTCTTGGTCTGGTTATCGTTAACGGTATCGGAGTTGAACACGCTATCTTTAATGATCGCCTCCGTCTTGGCGTTGATTTGCTTGGGCGTGTCTATGGCTGCGCCTATGCCGGGGACGCCTCCGACTTGGCTCTTCTTGTCATACCGCTCCATCGCAGGCTTCTCTTCCGCCGCTGGCTTCTCTGGCTCTGCGGCCATCTTGAGCGTCCCATCCTCCATCGCACGGACAATCTTCTCTCCACTTTTGAACCGCTTAAACCCTACATTGAACACAGCCATCGCTCCTTCATCAGAGAGCTTGATGTTGGTTCTTAAAACTTTATTGATCCACCGCTTGATCGTGTTCTTGAAATTCTCCCACTTGGACAGAGTATCCTTGTTTGCTTTGACCAGCGCGGTGAACGCCATAACCTGACGCTCTTCGATCTGGGTTTGATTCGTATCCTTGTTATAACTTTGGTTGATGATCGCCTCGATCTGTGCGCGGGTATCATACGGCATACTAGCGAGGAAGTTCTTGAAGTCAGCTTGAAACTTAGGGTCGCTGAAGATGTAGTGACCCAGTTCATGGGTCAAGATGTCTTCGATGCTCTCGCCTTTTTTGATGTAGGCTCGGTTGACGATGATGTCGCCCGTCTCTGGTTCATACCCAGCCTTCATCTCGTAGTTCGGATCAGCGGTATCGTTAACGATAATCAAACCCTTTGGTGCTTTCCCTCCGAAGAAGTTGATTGCTCGGATGCCTGCTTCGTCAAAAGTGTAGCGTTCGGCCTCTGGGACTGGCGTGGCTTTCTCCTTTACGCGAATTGGAGCCATCTTCTTTGTGGCTTTGGGTGCTTTGATCGGATTGATGTCCTTTGCCTCCACAGTCTGCATCTCACCTGTGCGCTCGTTCTTGATGCGGTAGTATTGCTCGCCTAGCTCGACTTCCCTCTCACTCTGGGGTAGCACTTCTTCTACTACGAAGCTCTGCGGTGTGGTCTTGGTCTTGACGCGATTGCCTATAGCGATGCCTGCTGGTTCTGCGGCGGGGGTTATCGTTTCCGATACTGCGGGGGTAGTAGTTTGTTTAGATACAATATATCCCTTTGCACCAATTTCGGCTTTGCCTTCTTGGACATCTAAAATATCAGAAGCAGTTCGATCTATTTGAGAATCCGAATAATTTTCGTTGATCTGCCAATTAACATCGCCTTTTCTTTTTGCGTTATGACTTTTAATCATTTCGCGGGATGATGCTTTAGCCAAAGATGCGGCATCTTGAAGACTGGCTCCATCAGCAATTGCTTTACGCATTTCAACAAGACTCGCTGCTTCTATCTGTTCTCTCACGCCGCCAGAGCCAACGGAGGTTCCTCTGCCACCAGACACTTGATTTGCCTGTTCGTAAATACGACCGACTCTTCCTGTTATTAAAGAATCGGATATTGATTTTATATCTGACGTAGGCGCAACCTCTGGCGCGGGAGCTTCTACTGGCGCAGCAGGAGTCTCAGCTACAGGGGCAGGCGTGACAGTTGCAGCTTCAATCTCTGCTACCCTTTCTTCTGGCGTTAGTTTAGGTAGTGGGGCTTGAGCCTGAGTCAATGCCGCTTGTCCCTCTTCGTTGATGACGGGTTGACCTTTGACTATATCTACAAGACCAGATTGAGATAGCTCAGTCAGTTGCTCTGGCGTTGCGGTGTTTTCTGATACTGCTCGCAAGCCTTCTACAACAGGAGCAGGAGTAATAGCGGCTGGCTCGGTTATCGTTTCCGCTACTGGGGCTGGCGTCACTGTGGGTGCGGGAGTGATAGCGACAGGCGGGGCGGCGATCTCCCTAGCGAGTCTAGCTTGCTCAGATTCTACAGAAGTAAGGCCAACAGTTTGCTCTAGCTCGCCTTTCACCCTAGAAGCGACCTTCTTGGCTTCGGCGTTCTGTAGCTCAAGTCTAGTGCGCTCTGGGTCGTTCGGCTCAAGCCCATTGATCAGCGTCTCGTTGTTGGCAATCTCACGCTCAATCTCTTTAACGGTTGTGCGGAGTTCGGCGTTCTTATCATCGCCGGGTTGTCCCATGAGGTTTACAGCTTCTTCGTTGGATTTTGCATCGATGTCCACTTCCTTCACATCCTCTGGAGTGCGGAGCGTTTGTTTGGCTGGGTCTTTTGTGAATGGATAGGTGATTGCGCTCAACCCTGCGCTAGTCGTTCCACCGATTAGTCCTTCGCCAATAGCTTGCTTGGCATTAATATTAAGTCCTGATTCTGTTCCTGCCGTTCCTCCGACCTGTTCTGTTACGCCTTGCGCTGTTTCGGTCGCGCCTTCTCCAACGAAGGATGATGCAACCCGCTTGAAGAACTTGCCAGTAGCCTTGTCTCCACCGGGGAGATACCTAGCACCAATAGCATCAAGCGCACCAGACCCAAGTGCGGTAAGCGTAGCCCCAGCCAAGTCTTGGTTGTTTGGAATCTCGCGTCCGTTATTGCGAGCGCGTTCCTTTGCTACTGGGCCGATGACTTGCGCTGCTCCGAAGATAGCTGGGCCTACAAATGCTCCGGTTGCTGCTCCTGCGACTGCGCCTGCCGGACCGCCGACAGCCCCTCCCGCAACACCACCAGCGGCAGCACCAGCAAATCGACTAGCCATGGAACCTACCGCCTGACCAGCCTGCTCGACGGCAGCGCGGGGCGCATACTGCCAAGCAAATCCCAAGAATTGGGACTCGCTCGGCTCTGGCTCCATAAACCTCTGTGCTGCGGAGACATAGTTCTCTGGCTCTGTGACGGCACCTTTAAGCGCGTTAGCCACACCTTGGAAGCCAACCACCTCAAAGCCTTCGCCCATATTCTCAAGCGGGCGACCGAGTGATTCCGTAAAGGCTGGGCCGAGTTGAGCGACCTCTTGGCTGAAGGATGTGCCTACCGGAACAGGCTGTGGCACAACAACTTCTTCCTCATCAAGAAATGTAATCTTTCTTGGTGATCGTTGCGTTGTGATTTCCTCTTCGTCTAAAAATGTGATTGCCATTAGTCAATGCGGGCTTTCTTGTATTTCCCGTCACGAAGGATATACACGATTGTTCCCTTTGGCAATCCCGAAGCGTCTGCTTCTTCAGCAGAACCAAACCTGCGGGAGCGAAGATCAGCGGTAGCTTCTCCTCCTTCACGCATAACTTTGATTCCTGTGCGAGATGCAAACGCAGAGAATCCTTTGACTCGTTCAAAAGCTTCAAAAGTATCTTGGTTAACTGGGAGCGATTCTTTGCCTTTTACTCGGATGCTAAAGTCTCCTTCACCACCAGAGGCGGGGATTAGATTCTGGATACCGCCAGCATCTTTGATAACATCAGCCCATGTCTGATCGGTATCTGTTGGTCCGGTATTGTAAAGTTTGCTAACAGACTCTTGAAGCTTACCAGCGTATTCTACTGCCTTCTTGTTCAATGCGTCATCAACCTTTACTTGTTTGTTTCCAGAGAACCTAGCTCCAGCCTTGGTTGTATCGCCAGACCATGTTTCACTATATTCAACAGTTGATCCAACTGGAGCAATTGCGATGTTATCTGTAAGGTTTGATTTTGGGAATAGTGCGGAAAGCCCTTCGACTTTATCGTTCTGCCATTGGATTTTGCTATCCTTTGGATTAGCAACCAAAGCATTAACAGCCTTGGTTTGCATTTCTGGAGTAGCGTCAACGGCTTGCGCGGCGGCGTTAGCTGCATCAATCTGAACTTCGTCTGGCTCTTGTGTGAAGTCAGGCTCACCGGGAGTAAGCATTGGCTCGCCCATTACAGCGTCTCCTTGTGGAAGCTCTCCTCCAATTGGCGTTCCTTCTGGTAGCATTTCAGCACCGCCTGCCTGCATGTCTTGAGGCATAGGTTGAGACATAGGTTGCCCCATCATTGCAGCCCGTGCTTCTTCAGCGCCAGATGGCCCCATAACTGGAAGCGTTCCGCCACCCGTTCCTCCTCCATACTGAGCCTGACGGAACAATTCAGACTTCTTCATCTCGCCTGCCTTGAGTGCTAGGTCGCTGAAGTTAGCCATTGCGGATTGAATGAATGGATTTGTGGTGGAGCCAAACTGCATTTGGGTATTGAGCAAATCAATGTATCCATCGCTCACATCTCCAGATTGAATCTTGGACAAAGCCGATTGGAAAGAAGATTGCATCGCTGGAAGGGCGGTGGCAGCTTGCTTCTGATACTCGCGCATGGCTAGTTGCTGACCAACTTGCTGACCGAGTTGAGCCAACGATTGACCGACCGCAGCACCGTAGTTTCCTACATTTGCGCCACCTACATCAAAGAAACTTGGTTGTAAAATAGGTAATGCCATAATTTTTATACTCTTGATGCTCTTGGGACATATCCCATTCCTTGAACTTGACTAATACCCGATGCGTATGGTGCTGCTTGTGATGCCGCTGCCATTGATCCATATTGAGTTACGCCACCTCTTGCTGCTCCAAGTTGTGAATAAGCCGCACCAACGCCACCCAATGCACCAGATAATGCTTGACCAACTCCCATTTGTGCTTGGATATTTTGTTGTGCTGCCATGCCTTGTTGTGAAATTTGATTCATGTTTGCAGCATATGTTCCTTGCGCCACTCCACTCAACGCTTCGGCTTGACCCAACTGGTTAGCTACAGTGTATTGCTGTGCTTGTATTTTTCTTTGTTCTGCCTGCTCTCGCAATCCTTGTAACTGAATTCCAACACCAGAAACTTGTATAGGAGTAGTAATAAATCCTGCTGCAATTTGTTGCCAGTTTTGTTGGGTTCCTTGAATTCCTCGTTCAGCCTCAGACAAGCCAATCGCAGTTCCGGCAATTCCCCTCCGTTGCTCTGTAACCATTGGGGCCAATTGCAGTCCTGCAAATCTTCGGGCCTCTGATCCAGACATGATTTGCTGTGAAAGTGTTCCTTGAGGGATTTGGAATCCCGCTGTTCTTGAGCCACCAAATGGGTTATACCCAGCCCCTCCAGCCTCTGCTATAGACTGAGTAATTTTTCTCTGCTCTGCTGCTGGGATTCCTCCGCGCATCATCTCTGTAACAATATTCTGTTGTTCGTCAACAAATGGTTGTGCTTGTTGAAGCTGCGCGTATTGCTGCCCAAGCCTGTTTGTCCATTGACCTAATGTTTGCAGGGCTTGCTCCCTAGCCTGAGCAGAACCGGGTTGAATCTTCTCAAGTTGTTCGATGGTGTTTTGTGTAGTTTGATTTGCAATATTTGTAAACTCACCCCAATTTGCTCCCAAATCTTTTGATACTGCTTTCGGATCAAAGTCTGGCGTTTTAATCTCTGGATCAATGGCCATTATTAACTTTTCAATCCTCTGCTGTTGTTTCTTGAAATCCTTCGTTGCTTTTCCAGTAGCTGCACCTTGGGCTTTTGTGGATTGAGATGTGGCATAAGCACCATACGCAGCAGATGCAACAGAAACCACTCCAGCAGCAATAGAAAACGCGCTACTGTGAAACATGCGGTTCGCTTTATTATATTTCTGTTCAATAGGTATGTCTAACATTGTGAATCCTTAATTTGATTGCGGTTGTACCTCCAAGTATTCAACCTTGGATTTGTTTTGTCCACTAAAGGATTAAAATCATTTGAAGTAATTGATTCGATAATCTCGTCTGGGTCGGTTAGATCAGTAACATGACAAGTTGTAAAGATCGTATCTTCGTGGATGTAAAGCAAGCGGCGTGTTCCTGCTTCCGTAATGCCTGTGTATGGAGCTTTGATTCGTTGAACCTCAATCCCCCTATGCCACACAGAGAACTCCCCTTTAAGAATAAAGAATGGGTGGGTGGTAAGATGCATCAAGCTAGTAAGGATCGTTTCCTTTGGCATGTGAATCTCTCGGATATACAACCCCGGTGTGAACCTATGAACCACAGGACATTCCCTTGGTGGCATATTCAATATAGCCACATCGCATTGGTTCAAGAAGTCATCTGGGTCACCAAATCCTTCAACGCTGTGTGCGTCAATCTTATTCTGTATGGTAAGCGTCATGGCCAGAAGTAATAATCTTGCGCTCCGAATAGGGATTGCCTGTCAATCAGACCCTCTGGTCGGCGGTAGTCTGCGAATCGGATTGGTGCAGCTGTTGGAATCTCGTCGCCCTCCATAGACTTCTCTTCTTCAGCAATTGCTATTCCCAAGTGCTGTAAATACTCTTGGCTCTTTCTATTCGCAAGCGAGTTTAATGCCAAGCAGGCGAAGCGCATGGCTTCTGGTGTGAACTCTACCAGATCGGTATCGTTCTCCAAGTCTATATATTTCTTGGAAGCATAGATTGTGATTTGCTTGCAGGTCTTCGGAATGCGAAACCTTCTAAATGTCGGGTTTACATCTTGAGGTTGGTAAACTGCCAGCAACAACTTCTGTCCATTGTCAGGGTTCCAAGCATATACGCGCGCCCGTCCTTCAGTCTTCGGCTTTGTTACAGACCTAATAGAGACGATCTTTTCAGATGACAATGCCATTGCCGGGGGAGCTAACGCTGTTACCGAAATGTTCTTGTAGGTCGAGTATTCGTCTTGAGCTTCAAAGGTGAATTCTGTTCCAACATCAGCAGTATTTTCAATTACTACTGCGATTTGATACGGGGCTGTAGTGTAATCTCGAAAGACTACATGCTTTCCGCCTGCCTCTACGATCAGTCGGTGACAAGAATTCTCTTTGTGCAGCCCATACGGAGCGGCGGCGTTATACCATTCATCTGCTAGACTGGCTGATTGGTTTCCAATCCACGCTAGCTTGATCTGCGAATAACGGTTTGGAAGCGTGAAGCAGCGGTCTACGCAGCAGATGCAAACATACTCTGCTGTGCTGTTCCACTCTCTTTTTTCCCACAACAATCTCCTAGCTTCATTGACGCCCTTCTTGGCGCGTTCAATGGAACATGTGCCGCTGTCGCCCACATAGTCGCGGACGAGTTCGGCCATCTCTAGGAGAGTGTCGGCCATTATCGTTAACGATAATTAATGAGGGCCGCCAACTTTGCTGACCATCTTACCAGAGGTAGGAAGGGGCGCAGAGGAGAAGGGCTTGGGAGTTTTGGCTCCAAGGTTGGGCTGGTTGCCCATGCCTTCACGAATAGTGCCGCGAGTGCTAGCCCCGCCGCTGATTAATTTTGGGTCTGTTCCGTTTAGTGGTGTCATAGTTTTGTTTGGTTGGTTTTTTATGCCGAGTGGATGGCTATCCAATCGACTTGGGTTATCGACGCAATATTGTTGTCGATAAAGAGTGTGAATCCTGTAATGGATTGTGTTCCTGTCTGAACCGCAAAGATAGGGGCTTGTGTAGCGCCGGGAGTATTTGTCACAGGCGTGAAGCAGACTGTATAGTTGTCGCTAGGCATAGCTGTAGTAAACACAACGGCTGCTGTAGAGTCTCCAACAGGGAGTCCTGTAATCGTTCCTTGTCTAACTTGTGTTTGAGAAAGAACATCAACTTGGTTCTGTAGTAGTAAAAGATATTCGTTGATGGATTGAATTTGCCCCGGAGTAACATCCCCAAGTCCGGGTATGTTAATAGTTCCGTTAGTCAGAACAATATCAATGAATTGCTGAAAGACATCAGTCCAATTTCCAGTAGGACAAAAGTCGTCTGGAACATTTGGAAAAATTAATGCTGGAGATGAATCCTGATTGTCCATTGGTTATGATTGGTTAATAGAGTAGTCCCAATATCTTTCTTGGCAACACAAAAATGGCGGGCACTCCTCATTGTTTTCTGGGCAGTCCCCCACAGGAGAGTCTTCGTTGTTCTTGATGTTCGCCATAAGTCGAAGCCTGTCTATTGTGGCTGTCCCAGTCATGCTTAATTTGATCTGAAACTCACTTCCTTCAATTGCAGGAATCTCTGAAATTGTGCTGCACTCTTTTGGGTCTGGCGTATTGAACTTGTATCTTTTGAAAAGATTTCCGCCCCTTTGTGGATAGCATTCATTGGCTTTGGGAGAGCATGGGTTGCACCCGAATGTAGATGGATGCATTAGGTCTGACCAGCATGGGTTTGAATCAGACTTGTATTCCACCGCGCTCGTAGCTTGTCCTTTGATCTCGCTTAACCACACCTCTCCGCCAGAAATTCTTTTTCTTATGAATTTGTTTGTTGCTCCGCTTTTATTGAAGTCATACCTTCCAGTAGTAAAAAATGATTGGATTGGAACTGTTCCTTGTTCGCCATAATCGCTTTCGTGCGTTTTGGTGATTTCGTAAAGTCTGTTCTTGTTGTCATTGTCAAAAGAGAATGCAAACCCTCTTTGCTCTCCAGCTATTAAGGCGGTCAGTAGATGGGTTGGGCGAATCCCCGTCCAAAGTCCATTCCAGCGGAATGAAAGCTGTGCGTCTGGGGCGGGGCTTGATGACTGGTCTAGGTCTAAGACAACCATTCCTCGATGGTATCTATTAAGGCCCGGAGAATTGGTTCTTTTGATCTCTGGAGCCACCGTGCTGATCAAGTAGTTGTCATAATACATCGTAGACGCGAATTGCTTTAACCAATTTGTGTCTCGATCAACCCACTTGTTCACCTCCCTAGAGAGTTTTCTCATTGAGAAGTATCGCCCGAATTCAGATTGGCTATTTGAGTAAAACGCCCATCCATCGTGCGATCTAAACCATAGCTCGCTATTCACCAGCGTTGTATATGGGCTTGTGCATCCACGGCCAAGTAGTGAGATGCGCTGAATTTGTTGCGTTGACCAAGAAGATCGTGGAAGACCAACATCCATTGAGAATGCTCCATTGCCGGTCAAAACAACAAGCTCACCCTGTCCGCGAAGGTTGCCGCCGATATACGGCATTACTTTCATGGCGGTAATGTTTCCCATTGTGCTTGGCGTGGAGAAGGCTCCTCCTCCAGACCAATAGGTAATCTCTGTAAAGTTCTCCGTATTGGTTGTGTCGGTGAATCCGTTTCCGTATATGATGTCGGATGCGTAGATTTGGTTGAATCTGTCTGCTACGAACACCCGCCCGAATGCATACTCCATGATTGTGCCGATTGGCATCTTGCCTGCAAATGGATTCAGTCTGTATGCAGCAACATTTAAATCACCTCCCCACGCAATTGGATTTTGGTATCCGTTTTGGATATAAACACGATCTTCAGCTTGCACGAACCATGTGTGCATCATGCTTGGGTCGTTCCCATCTATTAGCTTGTAGGCATATGCTGTGTTGTTGATGATCTTGAGAAAGTAAATCGCCCCAGAAACTGAAAGCAGAATGCCATCTGCCGACTCGTATTTGACTCTGCGATATGGATACGCGCCTTGAAAATTTCCATTCTGAATATCGTTAACGATAGTAGGGGATTGATTCTCTCCGGGTAAAATTCTGATATTCCTAATTGCTGGTCTTGTCTTATTCACGCCACCACGGAATGTTCTGTTTACAGATTCCGCCACATAGAACTCTGGTAAATACGAAGGATGTGTTGATGCGTCTTGCGCAACAATACTTGTGAATCCATCAAATACTGATCCTTCGCTTGGCATTATGTTTTGATAATCCAATTCATCGCCACATTGACTGGGCGTGTTTCGGTTGTTCCTTCAGTTGTAATTGTATGCTGATGATTCGCCCCTCCAGATGAAGTTGTTCCAGAATATGTATGTGTGTGGCGAGTGGACGCGCCACCTGTATTTGATAATGTAAGTTTATTGATTGTAGCACCACCTCCACCAGTTCCAAAAGCCTGACCAGTATCTTGATTGTAAGTGTGCGTGTGATCTGGTGAATCGACTCCAGTAGTTCCACTAAATGAATGAGTATGGGTTGCATTAAAGAATCCTGTGTTTCCACCATGATTGTGGGCCTGCATTGCGAATGCCTGCTGGCTCCCAAGAGAACGAAGCGGATCAACCCCGCGTCCTGCATCAAGTCCACGAACAAACATCCCGCGAAGGTCAGGAGCATTGAATGTGGTAAGTCCATCACCGCTTCCATATGTTGTTCCTATTACTCCAAACAAGGCAGTTTGAGGACTTGGATCAAGTGCCGTCCTGCCATACAATCCACCATCGCAAAGAATCCATCCACTTGGTGCGGCGGCTCCAGCGAATGCAGTTACTGTTCCAGTTGGTGTTCCGCCGGGAACGAACGAAGAGAATTGAATAGAGCCGCCAATGATTTGTAGGTAATCGCCATTAACCCCTCCAACAAAAGAAAGTGTGGTTCCGTCTGATTTCAGCACGCCGTTTCCTGACGGCAATAGCGATACAAGATTACCAATCCTCCAATTCGACCCATCCCAATACGCAATGTAATCATCTGCTGTATTGGATGGATTCCACTTCTTCACAGTCCCATCGGCCTTCAGAACCATTATGCTTGGGATGTTGTCAATTGTGTATGGATCGAGATTGGGTATTTTTACCGGGCTGGGCAGCGAGCCGTCTCTCCATGAAATATCGTTATTCTCATCAAACTGAAGAACTGAAATTTCGGAAGGGGCTGCAACCGTCTTCTTGCAAAAGGCCGTATCTTCTACAACCAACCGCTTCGGATCGTTTGTTGTTGGAAGTGCTTCGCAGGTTTCTGGAACTTGCGTTTCGCATGGAGGGCAAGGGTCGCAATTTGTGCAGTCTTTCATATTATGATGTAACGGCTTTGATTACCGAAAAGTTTATGACGGGCGCATCTGTTGCTGTTCCGCCAGTTGTTTTGAATGTGATGTTAAATGATCCGGCGGCAACGGCAGTAACAAGAAGATTATAAAGGTTCGTTCCAGAGCGTTGATTTATTATGACGGTATCGTTAATTTCAACGGCTGAATTGTTTACTGTAAAAGTTGCCGCAGTTGTTGAGCCAGCCGCACTAAACATCGTTATGCTTCCGCAGATTTTATCAATTGTTACTGGTGTTGTCCTTGATGTTCCCTGAACCACGGCTCCTCCAGCGCCAGTTGAGTATCCTATTCCAGCAGTAGGAGAAGAACTTTCAATAAAGCCAGTTGAAAAGACATTCCCAACAACATGTAGCTTGTGTAGTGGAGTTGTTGTTGCGATTCCAGTATTTCCATTCTCATCTATTACGAATGGAGTCGTATCTGGGTTTGTATCGTCTTCAACCAATAAACAATTCACTCCTGCCGCAGTGCTATTGATGTGAACCTTTGCTGTTGGTGTCGCCAGTCCAATCCCAACAAGTCCGGCCCCATCAATAATGAATGGGGTTGTATCGGTTGTCTCATCCTCTACACGAAGTGGCGCCCCCAATCCTTGCTGCGTGATGCGAACCACATCTCCAGCCGAAGAATCCTGCACATTGAGCTTTGCCGAAGGAAGCGCGATTCCTATTCCTACATTGCCGCCTGATGTAAGGTAGACTTGGTTTGTGTTGTTGCTTTTAAGAATTACAGGATGCGATGTTAATGTCCCAACGCTTAGTTCCGTATTCGCATTAGCCAAGAAATTAGCAGTGACGCCACCCTGCTGCGCGATGAATCCAGCAGAGGATGCTCCGGCGGTATCTGGGTTGTAAGCGCGGATGCCGATTTGCCCGGTTTGCGTTTCAATGACATCCACCTTATATGCTGGAGTTGCAGTTCCAATTCCCACATCTCCATTTGTTATAGACTGCATGGAGATAACCGTTCCATCAATAAGCAGCTTGGCGTTATCTGTAAGTATCCTTGGATCAGTTCCGCTGGCTTGGATTCGGAGATCATAGTCATCCGAATTCGGATTCTTCAAATCCATGTATACATTTCCAGAACCACCAAGCTCAATCTTTGTGTCGCCTACGGGGTTGTTTATATGAAGCTCTGTTGCGTCTAATCTCGCGAAATCAGCCCCACCCAAAGAATCTCGCGCTACAATGGTGCTTGGATCGGCATCCCTAGTTGCGTCTACAAAGTCGATAAGCCCAGAAATGATTTGCGGGACTTGTCCCTCTGTTCCTGTAATAATTTTCTTGCAGAACGCACTGTCCTCAACAACAAAACTTATCGCTTCGTTTGTGGACGGAAATGCCTCACATGTCTCTGGAAACTGCGTTTCACATGGAGGGCAGGGATCGCAGCATTTGTTAGATTGGCAACTCATTTATCGGTAACGATAGTTTGGTTTCTCTTTAGATCAAGACGTTTTTACCTTGCCTCAAATAATTCGTATTCCGGCGCTGGCTTCACGCCATGCTCGCTGGTTGGTATGTAGACCCGCAGCCACCATGCTCCCGTGGGCTTCGGTGGTTTCCCTGTTTCAATGTGCCATCCCCCATACCCATCCCCGTATTCTTCCTTGTAGCCAGCGATCTTCACATGGGCCTGCCGTTTGATCTCGACCTTATTCTTGTGGTTGAGCTTGATCCTCTCGATGGCTACCTGCCAGCTTTCGTGGACATGGCCGGATACTACGATGTCGGCGTCCGAGACATAGACTGCTTGCCTGTTCGTTTGGATCACTCCCCTTGTGACTGGCCCTCCTCCACCGCTGCCGTGGAAATACCAGAGGACGATTGATCCGTGCTGGCGGTTGGCTTTCTCTACTTGGATGCGGACATAGCCGGAGTAGCCTCCTCGGCGGGCGATGCCTCCGGTTGCTCTAATTCTTTCTGCAAGTCTCTCATTGAGATCGGTTTCGTGATTTTTGTTGATGGCTGATTCGTGATTGCCGTTCCCTCTAACCGTTAGGATTTTAGCGTAAGGTTTAAGATATTCGTGCGCGGTATTTACTAGCGAGTCCAAGTAGTTTCCGTTCTGGTGTTCCGGCTTGATATCGTTCTTATGGCTGCGCTTGTCATACTTCCCCTGCATGGCGCAGAAGAAGTCGCCGAAGTCCAGCACGGGGGCATTACGCTCCAATGCGAGGTCTAGGTGCTTCTTGAGCTTCTTGCGGTCGCAGTGCGGGTTGTCCCAATGGACATCTGATTGGAGCAAGAACCATTGCTCGTCCCCGATTTTGGGCAGGTTAATATCGAAGACATGGACATTCCTGCTTTGTTCTCTGAATTTCCAACTCATAGGTGTAGTTTCAATTCTTGCATGAATCTGTCATATTCTGACAGTTTCAAGTCGTTCTTCCGATTCGGGCTGACTGTCCGGTGGTCAGTCACATCCTTTATCGTTAACGATAGTTTCTTCATTCTGGGGAGAAGATATTCTATGGCGGATTCGATCTGTTCTTTTGTAAGAGGGTTCTTGTAGGTATCCCCCGCGAAGGCGACTCCGAGGCTCCAGCTATTCAAGTCTGGCTTGTGCCTCCAGTAGCTCTTCCCTGCGTGCCATGCTCTTTGGTTGTCGCCTGCCAGCACTGTCCTCTCTCCATCTTCTTTGATGATGACATGGTAGCTGACTTGGCTCTCTGGGTTCATGCACCACGCGACCGACCCTGCGTAGCTGCCTGCTGTGTGGTGGAGGACTACTGCTTTGGGTGTGATCACCCGTCCCTTTGAGAAGTTAGGGGTTTGCCGACTAACTTCTTTATACTTTTGTTTCACTTGTCTCGGAGTGTCCGTGTCGGGATTTCGTAGCTGAATGTCCCGTAGTCTGTCGCGAAGCCTATTCGCAATGTTTCGCAGCCAGTCAATAAGACCATGAGAACGAGGCATAGCGCGAACAAGGCTATCAGCGCACGCGAGTTCATTTCTCTTTGCGGAACACTTCCCATGCTCCGATGAGGCCGATCACGGCTGTAGAGATCGCGGTGAACTGCGTTGGATCAAGTTTAAGACCAGCCAGAGCAACGATAGTGCCCAGCCCAGCCCAAGTGGATTTTTCTTTCAGCTTGCCGAGGATAGTATTTAGAATTTTCATAGTTTATCTATCTTCTTCCACATATACACACATGTCAAGAGTCCAGCGATCAATCCCACAAATGCTCCGCCGATTCGCAAGCCAGTCTCTAGGTGGGGGAGCATGCTCACTAGCACGCCAGACAAGCTAGTCACAGTTCCTAGTATTCCAGCCATGGTAGGATGGTCGCTCATGCCTTCGGCTCCCATTGTCTCTCCACGCGATCCTCAAACCATACGATCTTCGGATTCCATTCTCCCTCTGGCTTCTCGATCTTCACTAGTGGAATGATCGTTGGCTCCACCCAATCCTCCGGTGTCGGGTATGGAGCCAAGGTATCCAAGCGCGGATTCCCTTCGTCATCCAATACAATCGAGATGAGTTCTTTTCTGCCGTCAGCGAATACTACTCCGTAGGTCTTCATAATTATGTTCCGTAAGCGACTTCAACTGCATCCACAGATGCAACCCAGCGCCATGTTTCGGAAGTGATACCAGTAGGGCGGATGCGGACATAATCGCCTGCATCCACAGTAGCGACTTCCAGCGTTGTTCCAGCGGCGTTATCTGTGCCGATAGTGATCGGTGCATAAACTTCTGAAGATGTAGCGGCGACATTCTTCACGGCGTATTGGCGCTCGTAGGTGGCGACTGCAGAGCCGTCTGACTTGGTTCCGACCACCTTGATGTTCATAAAGATCACCTTGCCGGAAGGGATCGTGAGATATGTCGTGCTGCCATCCAATGCCATCTCAACTCCAGTGTTCGTGGTAGTCTTGCAGCGAAGGACGAAGCGGGCGCGTTGGGCATCGCCTTGTGCTGCGAATTGGCCTGCGGCGTGGGCTTGCATTCCGTAACGACTGGCGCTTGCGTATGCTCCGCATGGAATTGAAGAAAATGAAGCACTTGTTGTGTTGTTTCTTCCACCACCAATAAAAGTCATTTCTCCAGAGGCTTGATTTGTAAAACCACCCAAAACAGAAGGCCAGTCTACTGTTGGCCCGGCTGTATTAGATTGCCCGCCAGCAACAACAGAACCCCGTCCAGATGCAGTATTTGAAAGTCCACAACCGATAAATGGGCCGTATGTTCCTGATGCGTTGTTATTTGCTCCGCCACAAATAGCTGCCGCTCCATCTGGAGAGTTGCTTCCTGAAGCGGTGTTTCCTCTTCCACCGCACACAACCGTCTCTGCACCGCTGGCGGTATTATTTATGCCTCCACCAATAACTGAATTAGCACCGCTCGCTACCTGTGCTGCGGTTCCGCGTTGAATCTGCAAATCAATCGCGTAATTCCCGCGAGCATTTCCGCCAGCAGAAGTTCCATCTGGTTTGTCTGCAATTAGCGCCCCGGCGCCTTTCGGCTGAAGGACGAGTGCGGAGTTGGTTTGTCCAGCGTGTTGATTGGTAATGGCTACATTTGCTTGTGTAGAGGTTGTAGCATCGTCAATCACGATGTCGCTACCTTGTGCAGTATACCCACCTGTGCCATCTGCGCGGGGGACTGCGTTATCCACAGCGCCGACTGAACCACCAACTCCGGTTCCAGTAAGCGTTCCACCAGTAAGCGTAAGCGTGCCTGCGGTGCTAATCTCTTCTGCAACGCCAGTTCCAGCAGTAGTTCTTCCAAGCAGTCGGCTAGTAGCCATGCTGGTAGAGATGACGGGTGTCGCTCCGCCAGAGCTAGTCAGCGGAGCGGTAGCGGTGACGGAAGTTACGCCAGATGTTGCCGCTGTAGTTTGAACTGTATTGTCTGAAAACTTGATTCCAGTAGAATCAAGTTTTAATCCTACTGTTGCGTCGGGCGAAGTCCCGATGCCAACGCGACCATCATTATTGATTGTGAACGGAGTTGCATCTGGATTGGTGGAGTCCTCCACAACAAACGAGTCTCCAGTTCCGGTTTGCGTTACTCGTAGCGCAGGAATCGTGCCAGATGTGGAAATGATCTGAGCTTGATTAAACGAATTTTGCAGATTTGTTTGAGCAGTATTATAAACTGTGGAATTTGACCTAAAAGCCAATCTGTTTCCGTTAGTTATCCAAATATCTCCGTTTACTGTTGTAGTAGGACTTGCTCCTGTAATGGCATTCCCAATATTTAATTTAGAAGCGGAATCATCCGCTGCGGCAGTCAACTTTCCAGTCATCGTATCTCCAGCTTTTGAAACTTTGCCGGAAAGGTCTGATGTAAGATTGTTGATTTTGCTTTGATCAATCGCTGCGGATGCAGACACATCAGAGTTTACGATTGTCGTAGCTGGACTTTGGAATACTCCATTGACCACCTTTACCACGCCAGTTCCTGTGACTGATGGCATGGTGCTATGTGTGTGAGAAGGATATTGGCCTCCAAAGTGGAATGTGAGGCGGTTGTTATTCTGGTGCGCCCGGCCATAGAGATAGACAACGATTCGATCTGTAGAAAGAATCGTAGTCTGCGGCATCACGACAGATGCTACTTGTTGTGTAATTTCAGAAGGATCGTAGATGTATGTGTCGTTAGAAGTCGCAAGCAAAACTGGGGCATTGACGCCATCGTATTTACGAATCTCAATCTTGAAATAGACTTGGTTTGCAGAGTTTGTAGTAGTGCTTTCGACAAAAATATTGAAGTCCCAGATTCCAGCAGGGATTGCTGTGGCTGATGGGACATTCAGATCAGTTACAAACGAGGCGAGGAAGTCATAGCTCGCTGTAGAAAGGATGGGGGAGAGGTAACTGGTTGCGGTAACATCTGCAATGATTCCGAGTTCCTTTGTGGCGTTCGGAGTTTGCGGGATATTTGTTAAAGGAGCATCTGCCGCTGTGTTGAAGTTGAGGTAATAAACAACTCCACCACCACCAGAACCTCCCGATGGAATGCTGCCGGGAACCCAATTCGTTCCATCATACTGGAGAACCTGACCATTGACCGGAATTGCGTTGCTTACTGGCCTACCTTGAAGTCCATCGACTGTAGGATTCGGATATGTCCCAGAAAGATCACCACCAGCAGGCCCAGTTGGCGATCCGCCCCCGGCTCCAGTTAAATCAAGTTTACCAGTAAACGGATTGAATTTGAGTCCCATATTAGGAGATAGTTACATTGACGAGGTTTTCGTCATCGGTTGTAGGAGGCTGGACGGCATAAGTCAGCGTGAGTGTGGCGACTGGGCTGCCGTTATTTGAGTAGACTACCGTGGCAATATTGTTTGTAGTGCCGTAGTAGGCAATGTCGATCTCGTCGTATTCTGGAATCTGAAATCCTTGCAGTGCTTGAATCGCATCGGTGATTGCCACCTGTTGCTGTAGGAGTTCCCAGTTCTGCACATCAGGTGTGCTTTCCTTAAAGCAGTTTTCGGTTAGTGCCATAAATTTAGATTGTGTGTGCGGTGGAGGATCGAACTCCCTCGCGGGTTATCGTTACCGATAATTAGATTTCGGGTGGTGGAAGCGGATTGTAGGAATACTCCAACGCTTCGTTCAGGTGATACCATTGCATGTCTTCGGTCATCTGAACAAAACAGTTCTCCGAGATCGGGGTGATTGACCCGCCAATATAGTGGAGGTTCACATAGAACTGATACATCTGGTTGGCTGGGGGCATTGCTTGGTAGCATCCCAAGGAAACCGTGACTGCATTTTCTCCTGCCGCTGCATAGAGGGTTCGGAGCAACTGGTAGCTCCAGTTTGCGTAAGGTAGATCGGTAAAACAAGCCATAATTAGAATGTGGGTTGGGCGGGAGATTTAACGCCTCCCGCCCGATTGGATTAGTAGTAAACGCCTACGACATAGGCATTCACAAGCAAAGCACCAACGCGCCCGCCTGTATCAGCACCGGAAGCGACATCAGGTCCAGCATTCACATAGGTGAAAGTGGTTGTGTCTACAACGGTAACTTCCACTTGCTCAACATCGAACGAGGTATCGGTCATGCTGGCAATAGTGATAAGGTCGCCTGTGGAGAATCCGTGGGCGGCACCCGTAACGATAGTGGCAATGCCATTCGTGCGGGCGCGGGTTGCGGTGGCTTGACCAAGGCCGACTGTGGACTTGAGAAGACGGAGCTTGCGGGTTCCGGTGATCGTGCGGGGATTCGCAACGATGGTCATCGGATTGAAGGTGTCTTCGTTGTCCAAAGAATCTGTGATGGTCAAGGAATTGGTGATGTTTTCGCCAGTGGTTCCAGTATCAGCCACAACAATCGGGTCCGTAGCGGTGGTGCCGCGAGCGTATGCGATTTCGAGGATGATGCTGGTTGGGAAGAACTTGGTGTCCTGATCATTCAGAACGAGCAAGTCTGCGTTTCCAGAGGCGAGCAAGTTAACCGGAGTGGGACCAAAGAGGTTCACGCGGTCATAAGCGAGAGGTCTGCGATTTGACATATTATTAGGTAGTTGAGTTTTGGTTGCGGGGGAGGGTCGTTATTAACCCTCCCCCATTTTGATTATGGAACAACGATGTCACCAACACCAGCGCAGCTATAGCAGTCTTCAGTTCCTGCGGGTGGGGTGTATTCGTTGAGGGCGCAGCAGGAGCCGTAGAGGTTTTTGCTCTTAGGCAAGCGGTGCAAGAAGACATGGATCAGAGTTGGGTCTTTGACCTGTGCCGCGAGGCGGAACTGGGCTTGGTAGAAGCCAGATTTGCGCCAGCGGTTGCACTCCCAATCGGGGTTCTTCCAGTCCCAATCGCCAGCGTAGTTCTGGGTCATCTGTTGGGCTGTGCCATAGCCAGTAGCCGAGGGCATCGTCCACTTGACCATTGCTTTGTTGACCATCGCAACCGAGATCGCGAAGTCTGCGTTTTGGTAATCCTTGTTAGGAATGTAGCTGCATCCGTTCTCCTGCACTTGTTTGACATAGCGAGGAACGCGGACGAGACGCGCCCAAGTCGTAGGATCACCAGCGGAGAAGGCTCCGGCGGGCTGGACTGGGGACTTGTTGAAGCGAGCCGCATTGATGTCATAACCGAAGGCGTAGTCACCGATGACACGATTGACGCCGAGCTTGAGGCTGGAGAGGCGGGAATCGAAGTCGGTGTTTGCATCCCAGTAACCATTGTTGCGCTTGGCTTGGAAGTAAAGCGCACGGCCAACACGGGGATCGGGGATCACGATGTCGAGCAGTTGCATACCAGTAGCTTCGTTGAGGTCGAGGCGGAAGGCATCGTCTTCGTTCTGAAGATCGATGAGCGCATCGTCCAGCATGTCGAGGCTGAGATAGGCGATCTTGCTGAGATCAGCAGGAGCGACCTTCACGCGGACTTCGCAGAGGTTATAACCACTGTCGTTGTCGGTGTTATGCTCAGGAAGGAACCACGCTTGGTCATCAAGGAGACCGCAGTAGATGCCATCTTCAGTAGTAAGGCCAACCCACTTGTGAGCAGCCTGACCGATGTAGTTTGAACGAAGGAACTCTTCATGGACATTCTGGGTGATGCGGGCGTTGGACTCCTCGAACTGAAGAATCTCTTCGGCTGGGAACAAGCGATAGAGAAGGCTCTCCACGCAAATCCAGTCGGTGGTCATTTCCTTGCGAAGCAACTCGAAAGTGTAACTCTCGGTGCCGGGGCGTTGGATGACTTCGGGAGCGGAGTCGCAGGAGTCGGTGTTGCAGTAGGTGTCGTTGATCTTGCGGAAAGGAGTGCAAGGATCGTAGAATCCACGGCCAAAACGGAAGCCTTTTTGTTCGGTGGTATGATTGAGCGGCCAAGGTTGTTCCTCGAAACGCTTGAAGTAAACGCTAGAGGTGACGAGCTTTTTCACATAGAGGTCGTTGAAATACTCACGACCTTCGCGGAAGAAACTGTCAATCTCAGCGCAAGAATTGAAATATAGCTGATCTGATGCCATAATATTTAGTTTGTTTGAGTTTGATTTTTAGTTTTGGTTTAGTTTGGTTTACAAACGCAAAAGGCCCGAAAGCCAAAAGCGAATGCTTGTTGGTTTCGAGCCGGATTCAACCCTCGGTGTCTTTATCAGACCAGTCCGGAATAGTTTTTAATTGGAGAACTAGAACTCCAAGGCCGGGTAAGCCTACTCACTAATTTTATCGTTTCCGATAATTTCGTCTTTCCCTTTTCGGCAACTTATGCTGTCATTTGCTTGTGTCAAATAATTTTTTCATTTTTTTCTTCCCAGCGAAAAATTCCCCTATTGTGCTTAACTCTGTTTAGACGCATTGGCATCACTTGCAGATTGCATGGGTGGTGACTTCCACCAAGCGAAATCGGAACGATGTGGTCTACCTCAAATGGGATACCTAGTGTTTTTTTTAGCCGCACCGCTTGCTCAAAAAAAACTCCGATAATTTTTTTTTGCTCTGCTGTGAGGTCTGGAGTTTGACTGCGACGCCTTGCTCTATACATAGCAAGCAGCCCGCTCATTCTCCCCCAGTTTTTCTCTCTCCACCTCTTGTTTGATAGTGCAACGCGATCCTTGTGTTCTTCGCAATATCGTTTGTAATACTCTTTTCTTTTTGCTTTGTGTTTGAGTGCGTAGCTTCTAGCCATCTCTGCATATTTTTCTTTGCTTTCGGACATTCGCTTTTCCCTTTTTTTTGCTATTTTGTCCTTGTTTTCAGAAAAATATCTTTTTGCGTTTTCCTTTCTTTTTTTCTCAAGATTTTGGAACTCTTCTTTTGTTAGCCAATACTCTCCACCTTTGTATGATTTCCCATAAGAGTGGAAGACCATGCCGTCTTCCCGTTCATATCCTTTTTTGAATTTTGTTTCCATCTAGCAAAAATAATGTCTGACTTGATTTAATCAAAACAAAAAAAGAGGAGGAGCTTTTACGCTCCTCCCCTTTAGTGGCGCGGGATGGGAATTAGGTGGTCGCCAGTCGTGGTCCAAACCTAGCGAGTTTCGCCGCCAATCCTTCTGAGATGGTGACCCGTTGCTTGTTTTCCGTGGTGGCGGGAGCAGAGCTTGGCTTGGAAGCACCTTTCAGCTTGTTGATATAATCGGTCTTTTCTTTCAACATCTCTGACTGCGCTTTGACAAGTGCTTGTAGCTTCTTGTAGCTGCGGCCCTGATTGATAAGACGATTCATCTCATCTACGCTAGCTATCTCGTCACTCTGCTGGGTGGCGGCGAGCGCAATGGCATCGTCGCGGCTGGTGTCGAACTTGATGCCTTTCTCTTTCATGTAGTCTGCGATGTCATCTGTGATTTGAATCTCGTTCTCCACAGCTTGGGCTTGCTCTTTGTAGGAGTTCCGCCATGTGTTCAAAAAGTCAGTGCGGCTTTTTAACTCTTTCTCTTTAACTTGGCGGTTGATCTCTTGTTTGGTTTCTTGGTAGTTGTAGAGGGCGTTCGCGTGGTTGTCGATTGCTTTAAGATATCCGTTCAACTGGTCGGCAAAACGGACTTGCTTGAAAGTGTTGAGTTGGTTGGTTAACTCCTCCAACGCCTCATCCCGCTCTTGGAAGGACTGCGCCCTGTCGGCTTCGTCCCTGTGGTTGTATGCCGCCGCGTTGGCTGCAATCGCCCTTCCGAATAATGCTTGGAGTTGCTGGTCGTTCCCAAGAATCTTCTTGGCTTCGTTATAACTTTCTTGGATTGGCGCAACATAGGTGCGCTGGAAATCTTCGCTGGCTGTAATGTCGTAGAACTCAACCTTGCTCTTAAGGTCGGCGATTTCCTTTGATAAGGTTTGCTCCAATTCAACCTTTGCTTCACTTGCTTTATTAAGCTGATCTTGGTAGTGGTTGGCTTCTGCCGTGGTCTGGCTGCTTTTTACAAGGTTTTCCAACTCCTCAATCTTGCTGGTGTATTTGGGCACCTCTTCGTTCTTATACTTCTCCAACTCTTCTTTGAGACGCTTATTCTCCTCGATTTGTTTCTGGACGAACCCCGGCTTCTTCTTGTCCATGCTGATCAGTGGCTTCTTGCCTTCGTTATCGTTACCGATAATCTCATCTACCGATTCGGTATCATTTGATACTTCGTCGGTAGTTTCACGACCGAACATTGGATTGCCATAGTTATCTGCGCTTGGCTTCCCATCGTCAGTTTGTTTCTTGGTGAACTTCGCGATGAAGTCCGCTGTGTTCCCTTTGATCGGGATGTTGGCTTTGGCCTTAAGATCATTAATGATCTCTTGGGTTTCGTTGTTGGTGTCGCTCATAATTCTTTAAGATCGGGGTCTTCAATTGGGGCGATCACTTCTTCAGTGAAGCCTTGCTTGGTTTTCTTGAACTGCTTTGGTATGTCTTCGCCCAGTGTGCTAATGGCGTTTAGAATATACCTCACCGCATCTATACCCGTTGAGGGCTGTGCTGTAAGTAATAGGTATGCTTGTAGTTTGTCCCAGTCTTCGTGGTTAGCTATTGATCCACAAATACTCTTGAGTTTATTTGAGTCTATCATTCAGTTTATTGTGTTGGTTGCTGCATTCCCGTTCGGGTATTCTGCGGCATTTCGCCTTCTGTGGCGGCTTGTGCTTCTTCTTCTGGAAGCTCTTCTTCCATCTCGATCTCTTCTTCCTCTTCCACACCACGGGCTTCTGCCATTTTCTTTTGAATCTCTGCGCGGGCTTTGGCTTTTTGCAAGGCGAGTTGTGTGATTCCTTGTTTCTCGCGTTGCTCTGTCCTTTGAGCGTGGCTGATGGAGGCTTTTCCAATCGAGATGTCTGCCAGCTTCTGCTTGGTATCGATGTCGATTCCAGACTTTGCGGCGAGGTATTGGAGTTTGATGTCCTCTTCGCTCATGCCTTGTCCACCCTTTTGCTGCTCGGCTTGCGCCATTTCTTGGTAGACCTCTGCGATCTGGTCGCCCATCTTTCCTGCTTCGCCCATGCCTTGCATGAATTGTTTGAGGAAGTCGGCCTTCGTCTGATCCTTGGCGATGAACTCGACATGCGCCATGATGTGCCCACCTTTGAATCGGATGGAGCGCACAGCCTTGGCAAGTTCGTTGACATCGGGTTGACCAGCTTGTATCGCCTGCATGTTCGTTTGCATCTGCAACATGAGATCGTTGAAGTGACCAGTCGCATGCTCGATGTGAGGATCGGTTGGCATTACTGGGAAGTTGGCTGGGTTCACGAACACATCTGTCATACCTGCATTCTCGAAACCAATGATGCGGGCTGTGTCATCGATCTTCGCAATGCTAGTGCTTCTATATCGATCAACATTATCCCGGCCTGCTAGGGCTGCTATTGCGTCTTTAACCGCGTTCTCTTGCCCTTCGTTTGCGGGAGTGATGCTAGTAAGGCTGACCAGCTTCTCAGCAGTAATGAGTTTGAAGCTCGGACTGCCTGCTCCATTGATCAAGTTGCTTCTGATGTTCGTGATGTTCTTAAAGGCAGCGGCCTCCTTCGGCGATCCAAGCTCCTCAAGAATCTCGTAGAATCGTTTGACATACTCGTATCCTTCATCATCCCTGCTGCTGCTTACAAATCGTCGGTAGAGTTCCCTAAAGTATAGCGTTTCGCATTCGTTGAACCGCCTGATTTGCGTGCCAGAAAGTTTGGCAGACTCGGCTGCGTCTAGCTCTGCTTCGCCCTTAGTGCGCTGACCGCCTGAGCTTGTTGGGCCATTGATGCGATACTGCCCCATTCCGCGATAGAGATCGCCCATGTAGAATTGCATGAACTGCATGCTCTCTTGGACTGGCAGCGTAATGCGGTTCTGGGTGAACTTGGCACCATCCGGCATGATGGACATTGGCAACCATTCCATCTGCTTGAGGGTCTTCGTGGCGTCTGGGCCTTGACCTTCCAGTAGAAGCATGGAGTTGAGTCGCACGGCATCCACAAGGCTGTTCATCGTGAAGTCATACTGGCGGCAGGCGACGAAGCAGGCTTCCGCTTGGCTCTTGATGTCGTGGAAGAGTCCCGATCCCACCGAGTCGGTGATCATGTAAATGATCTCGTCCCAGCTATCAAACAACCCGACATTGATTTGCATGAAGCCATGCTGATCGCGCAAGGCGGAGTCGCTGATCTTGTCTGTCCCGCGCACTTCTTTATTCACATGGCTGACGATTGGAGTGTAGTCTTGAAGCACGACTGCCTTGGAGATTCTGCCGTCGAATTCTTTCCAGTAGACTTCGTAAAGGTCGATGGTTTGGTTAATCGATAGCGACCAATTGAACCCTGCCTCTGTGATTGTGCGGAAAAACTCTTCCCGCGTTTTGTTCGTCTCTTGGAAGTTCCTATGGAACCGGATTGCGTCTATGACTGCATCCACATTCCACCCAAGCGACTCGGCGGCTTCCCTGTCTTTGATGACCTTGTAGAGTTGGTAGGGGGTGAGTCGAACTCGCCGCACAAATTCTTCCAGATTCGAGAAATCAATTTTGACATCGCTTGGAAACAACAGATCGGAAAGTGGGATTGCTTCGGGCATCCAGCCGAACGGGCTACTCCACATGCCGATTCCTTTTCCATACAGCAGCATGCTTGTGATGTCTTGCTCTTTGTTGTAGAGATACCCCGGCCATTCGCGCACCGCTTGGTCGAACGCTTTCGTGATGTTTTCCGAGTGAACGAGTCTTTCTTTTTTGTTTCCATATTTGGTAGTAATAGAAGCGCAGGCTTGGCGTTCTGTAATGACATCGTAGTAAGAACTCTTCTGATTGTTTACGATGAATTCTAATTGGCCCCAGCAGACATTTGACGAAAAGGGCAAACTTTTCTGCGCCATCTTGCTATACTCCGTGGGTGGAAAACGGGAGTATTGCTTGTAGATTCGGATGCGCTTCTGTTCGCGGCCCACATTGTCCCTAGCTAGTTGGTCTGCCAAGTTCCAAGCGTGGTTTGCCGAGCTAATTCGTGTCTCTGGAACCTCGCCGTCTGGGCCAAGCGTGGCAAGTGAAAAGGAGTCGTATCCCGTATTAATCATAGTTCGCTATTATCGTTTACGATAATCATAATTCAACTTACAAAATCTTGTTCATCTTCTCTCTGCGTTTTGCACAAGAGAGACACCCCTTGGCTTTTCGTGCCAACTTTGTTCCAGCGATGCTGTCGATCATCTTTGCCGCCCCGTGGATAAGATTTGCGGTGACATCACCGCTTTGCTGCCAGCATCGGTCTTCTGGTTGGCTCGCGCAAATCTGTTGTTCCACCTGATACTCAAGATCATTTGGAATCGGATGCGCGTTGCTTTGCATGTCTTTCTTGATATTCGCTATGAGGCGAGTCCACGAATCTCCGTAGACTGTGGCGGGGAAGGATAGACTGAAGCGTTGTATCGTATAACGATACTTCCAGCCCGAAACTGGTGCTCTTTTTTTATCTTTGAGTTTCATGCTTGATCTAGGCGAGAAGATGTGGTCTGCTATGGCGGATGTCAAGCAAAAAAGGTATACAACGCTACGGGATTGTTTTCCCTGATAACATGGACGATCTTCAGATTGAGCTTTACTGCTACGCACTCACTCGCGGGCAGTATGGCAAGACGCTCTGTATCGAGAAGAATATCGACCTCTCGGAGTTTAAGCTCATGTCCCCCTTTGAGCATTTCATTAAAGCTGTCCAACTCCAATGGCCGACTGATGTCATTATCAAGAATCGTGGCTATACGAACAACTCGATGCTCCGCACCTTTGAGGCTCTGTGCAATAATGACGATGTGGTTCTCGCCGGGGCGGCGTCTGCTGGCAAGTCGTTTCCCGTCTCTGCGTGGATTTATCTCGACTGGTGCGCGGCTCCCCATTGCACTTCTTCTTGGGTTGCGACTACTACCCTCGGTGCTTCGGAGGATCGTATCTGGGGTATCATCTCTAAGCTCTACAAGTGTGCCAGACATCGTATTGGGAACTTGATCGACTATCGCCACATGATTGTCTGGGGTGGGGCGAGTGGACAGGATGAGAAGGAATACCAGAATGCCATCAAAGCTCTTGCCTTCCCGCAAGGTAATGAGGGGCAGAAGGCGATTGATACCACTAGGGGGCGTAAAAATAAGCGAATCCGCCTAGCTATGGATGAGTTGCCGGAAATGGAGATGGGTGCGCTGAGTGCTAGGCAGAACCTTTCCTCTAACAATGATAAGGTCTTTATTGGGATCGGCAATCCTTCTACGGGGGATAACCCACATACTCGTTGGTGTATGCCCAAAGGTTCCTCAACCTTTGATACTGTGAACCAAGACATGCTTGAGTGGGACACGGAGACTGGCATCTGTCTTTTCTACAATGGCAATAAGTCTCCGAACTTTGACGCTCCTCCCAGCGAGCCGCCGCCATTTCCATTCCTTATGGATCGCCAGAAGCAGGCAGATATGCTTAAGATGTCTTACGGCGACGAGAATGCTATCGACTATGTTCGCAATGCTATTGGTTGGTGGCCAAAGTCTGGCTTCAATCAGACGATTCTAACCGCCGATGTGATCAGAAATGCCGATACTCTTGAGGAGCCGATCTGGTCTGCCGATGGGTTCGTGAAGGTAGCAGGCTTTGATACCGCCTTTACTGTAGGCGGGGATCGCTGCGTTCTCTCTATCGGTAAGCTCGGCAATGTGCGCGGGACGAGCGCGAGGGTTCTCTACCTCCAACACCAAGAAGTAATCCAACTCTCAGCCAACGCGGTCCAAGAGTTCGATGTCCAGCTTGCGGAGAAAGTCGTAGATATCTGCCGCAGGTATGAGGTGGAGCCGAAACGCTTCGGTATGGATGTCTCTGGGGATGGCGGGCGAGTAGGCCAAGCGATCATCCGCGAGTGGCTGCGCTACGACGAGAATGGGCACTCTATCGCTCTTATCTCTTCTATGGGTAAACCTACTGATAGGATCGCGGCGGATGTGGATAAGCGGCCTTGTAATGAGGTCTATGATAGAATTGTAAGTGAATTTCAATTTGCAGTATACCATGGATTCCGCGCAAAAGTAATCTATGGCGTAGACCCAGCTAGTTCGCTAGGTCGTGAGCTTTGCTTGCGGCGGTGGAGCATCCGTAACAAGAAGATTTCCATCGAAACAAAAGACAATCTAAAAAGTAGAATTGGTTACAGCCCGGACGAAAGTGACGCATTTAGCTATCTCGTAGAAATGGCTCGCCGCAATGGACTGGCTTTTATCGGAACCGATAAAATTGTGCCCACCGACCGCTTCTGGGCTAGACCCGAAAATAAGCTCCAGCCCGATAGCCAAGAGGATGCCTACTCCTCAGATTCGTGGGGCGAGGATGATTGAGACGCGCAATTTATCGTTAACGATAATTTAGACAAGCTCGCCTGACAACTCAAGCTCGTTCGCCACTTCTTCGCGGACTGTGAGGAAGGCAAGCCAGTATCCTTCGCTGGTCTTCTCTACTCGCTCTATCTTTGTGATGTCTTTTCTTTTAATCCAGCAGTCGTTGTAGGTCTGCATGAATCGAATCTTATATGGGTTCTCCGCGCAGATATACCCGCGAACTCGGACTAGGGACTCGAATGGTTGGTTGTAGCTCATGTGAATTTGTATTCTAAAAAGCCCCGTTCTTTGGCCCACGCGGGGTTATCGTGGATGCGGCGGTGGCAAAACCAGCATGCCGCCATGAAGGTGGATTTATCGCACAAGTATTTGCCTCGTCCACTTTTGTGGTGAATCTGCGTGGCATAGTCTTTACAACATTCGCAGAGTGGATGCTCGCGAAGATACTCTCCTCGCACCTTGGCATATTCCTTAAGTAACTCATGCTTACTTTTGCTTACCGCTCGTAGCCGTCCTCCATTTTTGAATCCGCTTTTTGATCTGAGTGGTGTTTTCCGTTTAAGCATAGCTCTACAATTTTCTTGATCTGTTCCAGCTTGAGGATCGACCGACTGCTGGTTTCGATCTGGTTGATTAATGCTCCTGTCGTTCCCACCACGCTGCCCATCTCCCGCACAGTCATGCCTAGCTCTTTCCTTGCATGCTTTAACTCTTTGCCGAATACCGACCTGCCAGCCTGCCGGATCATCCTACTTGTCTCGTAGGTTTTCATGCAGGCTTCGTAGGCTCCTAGTAGTGGGTGATCCATTTGCGGGAGTATAGAAACTTTTGTTGACAGGTCAAGCGGAAAGTCGTTATCGTTATCGATAAATGGACTCTCCCGATGCCGCAATGAAGCATGTGCTAACCGCAGCGCAGATCACCACTCTCGGCGCACACATGATCCTCGCCTCTCAGATAGACTCCCCAATAGTCTGCCACTACGAGATCAAAGACCCAGCTGGACTATACATGTCCATGGCTGTCAGAAAGAATGGGAAGTCATTCATCGCCATGCTGTTTGAGCCATCTAACCTCATCATGGTTCTGGAGATATTGGTCGATCAGGAGAACCAAGATGTCTCCACCCGCAGGCATGTCCTAACAATACCAAACGAGGAACTCACCGATGACTGCTGGGATGACATCCTCGACCAGATGCACGACTGGGCGGAGGGCAAGAGGGATGACATTATTCTTGGCGAGGGTGCAGAAAAATTAGGAAACTGAATTGATCCAGTTTTGCAAGTCGTTCTCTGCGATTGCGTCAAAGTTAACCTCTTGACCATCAAAAAACACAAACCCCTTCTTGTGGTATCGGAATTCAGTCTCCTTGTCTCCGTGTGTAAACTTGTAGACGATTGTATCTTCGTCGTTTGATATAATTGTTTTCATGTTCCTGTTGGGGTTCTGACCTCAAGCCAGTCCGTGTTCAATACATGGGCATTCCCTGTTGTGGCCCTCCACCATCCGGCGAGAGTATATTGGCTTCCAGCAAGTCCAAGGACTGCGGGATTTGCGTTGTCAACAAATGTTCCGGTGATGTAGTATCCAGAAGATGGAATAGTGAATGAAGTAGTCACTATTGTATTTAGTGTTTGTCCATAGGTGGCGGATGTTGGGTCGCCATTTATCGGAACTACAATGTTGTTCTTGAATGCAGGAATGAATCTGACGCCCTTGTTTATCCCGGTGTCATTCACCCCACCAGAAGTGAAGTCTGCATAGATGAAGTTTCTTCCTGCTGGATAAATCACTGTCGGCCCTTCAAGCCCCGTTGTGGAGCAGTTTTTGAACACATTTCCAGAAACAAAAAGCCCCGACAGCCCACTTGCTGTGATACCATATGCACTTGTAGTTGTTGCCCAAGTGTTGTTGGCGTTGTGATTTGCGTTTCTAAAGTATGGATCAATATCAAATGTATTATTGATAATCGAGATTTGAGATGCTCCGAATCCACTTCCGCTTCCAGTTATGTATAAACCAATTCCTTTTACATCAATGATTGTGTTTCCAGAAATGTTGCAGTTTGCAAAGTCAAGGATGTTAGTGTTTTTGGTATTATCCAACAAAATTCCAGTATAATTGGTTCCTTGGATAATATTGTTTGTGATGTTCAGTCCATTGATCGGACTGGTTACAATAATGCCGTGAGTTGTGAATGACGCTTCTGTGATTGCTGGATTACTGAAGAATCCGGGTGTTACACGATCAAACTTTTGACCAAGTGGATTGTATGGGTCTGTGTATCCCAAATCAGAATATTGCGCCACATCCGGTAGCGTTCGCGTAATGATGTTGCCAGAAATATTTATACCAAACATTCCAACACGAACTTGATTTCCATTGTAAATATCATTGAGATAGTTGTATGGATATGGAGGCGTGCTAACTCCGGGCTGTTGGGCAAGTGCGGCCTTGTATCTTCCGGTGGAGGCTCCTGCACCGAAGTTCACATAGATCACATAATTGTCGCCAGACTCAAATGTATCTGATATCACATTGTTTGTGATGTTGATATCGAATTGGTTTGTGTCACCCTCGTTGGTTGGATTCCCTGTTGCTGGTGTGTTAATGTGAATTGCCGAACGCAGGGCGCGGGATATCTTGTTCCCAGAGATAACAACTTGCTTTGCGCCGAGAACCTTGATCCCTTGGCTCGCCTCAAGCACATTGTTTGTAATGACAAGTCCGCTTGGGACTGGAAGCAGGTTATTGTAGCTGTGCGCGGCAATCGCGTCATCACACACGGACTTAAATGTGTTATTGCTACAAGTGACATTCCATGAGTGTGTAAAACGAATTCCGTCCCGCGAAATGTATTGAAGCGTGTTGCCAGTAAAGACAGCATTGCGAAGCCTGTTGAATGCTGTGGCGAAATAGCGCATTCCAACAATCGTCACGCTCTCCATTCTGAACCCATCGATATTGTCTCCACCAAACCCCAACTTCCCATTTGTGTCGTTCAGATATGTAAGCAGAGTTCCCTCCACCTTGAAGTTCTTGAACTCAATGTTTTCCTTCTGGGTTCCTACAGGAGTGTTTGCAATGATGAGATCGTTACCGCTCCTAATGGTTGTTGGGCGATCATCAAAGAAAATAACGGATTGATCCCCGTCTCCAACCAAGGATGTGTTGCTGTAGATCGTCCACTGCGAACCAATGGTGTCGGCCCTGCGGTAGCGCCCCGGCGGGATGTAAACAACTCCACCGCCAGCCGCATTCGACGCATTCAGAGCCGCTTGGATCGCGGGGCCGTCATCCGTTGTCCCGTCTCCGGTTGCTCCAAAGTCCTTAATGTTGAACACTTCTCCAAATCGTGTTACAAGGTTTCTAGCTGTGGTTGTGCCAGTTGCGATAAAGTTACTGAACTCATCAAATCCCTCAGAAACAATCCAAGATGCCCCAGTCCACACATACATTTCATTTGAGCTAGTGTTCCAATACAGGGCGCCAATCTGGAACGGGGGCGGCGCAGGGTTCGACGGAAATGCTCCAAGATATTTGGCATTGAACTGCGCCAAAGAGTTTGAGGCAGAGAGCGCGGCGTTTTTCGCCTGCCTCGCGCATGCACACGCCTTATTGGTTGACGAGTTTGACCTTTCGTAAAATGAGCCGCAGCACTGGGACATATTATCGTTAACGATAATCCACCGCCATACGATTGCAATTGAAAAAAAGTATTGACTCCCGCCGCGAGTGGGTTAGTCTCGCACTTGTAGGAGCAATCCTGCCTCGGGGTGAGAGCCGAGGTAAATTGGAAAAAGTAAGAAAAGTAAAACTATATATGGTCCCTTCGGTGGGTTTTTTCTCTCACGCGTTTAGTTAGCGCCTTTTTCCGCTCACCGGGGGGACCGCCCTTTCAGATATGAATCCATTAGAAAAGAACGAAGGTATTTTCGTTCGTAAAGAGATACTCAAATTGTCCATCGTTGATGATTTGAAGAAACAAGTATTCGCTGTCATTGACAACTACGATGATGGCTTTGACCAGAAAGACATACAAGAGGTTGCTGAAATTTGTGGCTTGAGTGAAACGCAGGCACACAACGCTTTCATGACTCTAGTTGGACTTCGGTTCTTGAAAATGAACAAGGACAAGAAGTGGGTGCTGAACGAGGATGCCAATTGGTTAGAAGGGTCAAGATGAGCGTGAAGATGATGCACAATGTCTTTGAGAGGTCGCTTACCACAGGTAACGCTCGCTTGGTTCTAATAGCCTTGGCAGATGCTTGCAGCGATGAGGGGGTATGCTTTCCATCTCTCAAGACTATCGCAAGGAAAGCCAATGTCTCTGAGGAGACAACTAGGAAGTTTCTGCATGCTTTTGAGAAGATCGGGTTGGTGGAATCGGAGGAGAGATTTGCCGAGAATGGCAGGAGAACATCGAACACCTACACGCTGCTTGTCGATAAGATTGGCGAAGACAATATCACGAAGTCGATTGTCTATTCTGCGATACCCAAAAGCAAGCACAGGACAGGGGATGGTATGAATCAGTTCATACCTACCCCCTCTGAACCAGTTCAGACCATCCCCCCTATGAACCAGTTCATACCATCTATAATGAACCATCAGAAAGAACCGTCAAAGGAACCATCAGATGGTTTTGTCGCTGACGCTCCGAAAACCATAGCGTCTGACTTGTTCCCTACTGATGACTGTGCTACTCCAAAAACTTCCTCCCCACGGATTGCCGAACGCTCATCAATGGATTCGCGCTCTCTGCAATCAGCGATAACCTCCGCCGATTTCAAGGCGAGAGCTAACCGCCTGCTCGGTCGCCGCGATACTACGGCATGGTCTGCCGCCGAATTACGCGCTGCCAAGCCTCACCTCCAAACCTGCGAGGAGGACTGGAAGCTGCTCGAAAACTTCTACGCCAAGCGCGGGGAGAAGGATGTATTCACCCGCCGCTCGATGCTGACCTTGCTTAACAACTGGGCTGGTGAGATTGACAAGGCCCGTTCAATGTTCCCGCCAGCCCCGCAAATCCCCGATGAGAAACTAGACCCAGTAGCCGCAGGGCTTTACTGGGCAAATGTGAAACCCAACGAGTAATTATCGTCACCGATAACCAATATGAAAAAAGTCCCAATACACACACACGCGGAGATTGGAGCGATCTCGCTAATCAAGATTCAACCTGAGATACTCGGAGTCCAAGTCTGGGAACCCGATTATTTCGCGCTAGAAGACCACAGGACGCTCTTTATTGCTCTCCAAAGGGCTTACCAGCGGAACCCCGACTTCGACGAGTTTGCGGTCATTTCTGAGCTAGAGAGCATGGGTGTGCTAGAAAAGATCGGAGGCAAGGATGCAGCATCCGATATTCTGAACGCCCATTGCCATAGACGCAGCGATATTATTTTGGAGATGGCAAACGAATACCGACTCGACCTAATCGACTACCGAGCCTACCGCAGAACCATCCAACTCAT